TATATCAAATTCAGCGACCTCTTCTAACTCTGGTGTCCAGATAGGTACAATGACCAGCTGCGCCAATCTATCACCTTTATTGATTTTGTATACATCGGCTAAATACTCGCCTTCTTTATCTTTTGCTATTGTTTCACCTTTTATGTTTAAAATGTCATTTTCCATACCGTTTTCAGTGACACGAACATCTGCACTTGTTGAATGTAAATCTGTATCATTCTTAATATTTATCCCCATGTTTCCATGAAATCCTGAGTCAATTTTGCCAGTTTCAATAACTAAGTGTGTTTTACTGCTTACGCCACTTCTTGAAGTGAGTAATCCCACATATCCTTTAGGAATGTTGACTGCTAGATCAGTTTTGATAATCGCTTTCTCTTGCGGTTCAAGTATCTTAGTTTCTGCTGAGTAGATGTCATAGCCAGCGTCCGTTGCATTAGCACGTGTCGGCATTGTTGCGTTTTCTGATAGTAATTTGATTTGTAGTTTAGTCATTGCTTTTGTCCTCCTCATTTACACCTGCAAGCTCGTACATAACACTTTCTACTTCTCTATTGCACAACTCATCTGAAACAAATACGTTCATGTCGTGCAGTTCTACCTTCATTGTGTTTTCGTCCTCATCAAAATATATCTCAAGAACACCGTCACTTAATTTGAATATTGCTTTATCGTTCTTTATATCCAAACCTTCTTCTTCTAATTTATTTATCGCTTCTTTTATTTTCATATTATTTTTCCTCCAATTTCGATATTTCATATCTAATTTTGCTCAATACTTCGCTATCTGGTTCGCTTTCTGCTTGTTGGTCGTCAATCATTTCTTTAATGCGATCAAACGCCTTTGCCTTTTCCAGCACCTCTACATGCTCTTTGTAAATATCTTGATGTGTTTGCATGTGTGGGTATTTTTCTGCCAATGCTTTAGCACCTTCTACTTGTTTTTCCATGTATTTGTATTTCATTCCACTTCCTCCTTAATAAACTCGCCACTTTCAAGCCATTCATGCACGAATTCTGGCAATTCCTCCAAAGTAAATTGTGTTTTTGTAATGTCATCTTCGTATTTCTCACTTAAATACCATTCATCGCCGAATATACTTTGATTTAAGTAAGCAAAATCTCTTGAAAGTCCAGGGTGCTTAATGTAATACTTTTTCTCTTCTTTACGCTCTTCCGGTGGAGTAGAAGCGTATTCGACAATGAGTTTGAATAGTTTTTCTCTTTTATCCGACGTGATTTTATCAATACCCAGTCCACTAATATTCATTATATTTTCGGTTTCGACATCAACGTATCCTAATTGTTCATAATCATCATCTACTTCTCTAATATAGATATAAAGAAACATATCTGATGCATTTAAAATCTTAAACCCCATATCTTCAACACGTTTAATAAACTCTTTAGTCTTCATCAAACAATCCCCCTTTAATTCGATCCATTTCATGTTGAACGTTTTTATACTGTGAATTGCTAGGATTCCATTGGATTTTTTGTCTGATATAGTTTTCTAACTCCGTCCAGTCGCTGCGATACATTTTAATATCCTCTAGTAACTCGTAATAGGCTTTCTTGTATTTTTCGACTAACTCTTTATCAGTTGCTTGCATGGTTATCGTCCTCCAGTAAGTGTGAGTGTTCATAAATGTTACCCAAAACTTCATAGTCTGTTGAACTATCTATAATGTAGTGGTCGTAACCTCCGTTATAAAATTCAGTTAATACAAAACTTCCGTCTAACCATTCCACAACATATAACTCACCGTATAAATTTCTCACAATATCCGACTCATAAATTTCTTTTCCGTTTTTGTCTTTCAGACCAGTCGACATCATCACAATTCTATCAATGGTGCCATCTTTTTCGATTAAATCCAGGTCTTCAATATGGTCAAACCAAATAGTGAATCCCATATCAAAGTCTTGTTGTTCAGCATAACTCATGCCTTTCTGATAATCAGTTCTATGTCTTTCTCTATCAAACTCTCTGAATTTAGGTATCATCCCATTTCCTCCTGTTTTTCAAATAATCCTCTCTAGCAACGATCGCAGTGATGCGTGTAGGGCTTGCATCAATCACAAACCCTTTTACACCTCTGCTCTGTAACTCTTGCTCTAGTTGCGTCAAACTACGTCCTCGTGTGTCTGATTTGAAACGTTGTTTAATTGTGTTTGTAAGTTCTCTGCCATCCATTACAAAATTCCTTCATCATTGAATTTATGATTTAGTGATTGCCCTTGCTCTAATTGTTCAACAATTCTCTTGATACACAGCTTTGCATGCTGCTCACGCATGTTGTCCACATATAACTCTCCTGTACATGTATTCAATTGAGCGTTTGCGTATTTAAGCGCCTCTTTTAAGGTCATTTAAAGCCCCTCCTTGAGACGTTGAGCATAATCGATGATTTTATCCAGCTCTTTATCTAATGCGTCTTTACGACCCAGCCTTGTAGCGTATTTGATGATGTTAAACTTCATTGACGCAATCCATTCAGCTTTGGTAAATTGTTGACGCGCAAATTCAATTACATCTGTTTGACCAGAATAATGTTCAGGGATGTTTTTGTAATCTTCAAAATGTTCAGCTTTCTTATCGAAGTAATCCACATCCGTTAACTCGAACGGGTCATCAATACCGTCTAACTGAACCATGACTGATTGTTTGCCAAGTCTATCAACTTCTCTAATAACTACACCTGCATGACCGTCCTGCACATTCAACCCTTTGTATTGCCATAAGATGATACGATCATCTCTTTTTAAATCTTTAATCTCATTCATTAGCGCACCGCCTTTTTAGGAAAGATAGATGTGTCCATAAGCCATTGTGTGTATTTATCTCGTGCATATGGCGGCTGCGGTGTACCGTCGTATAACCAAGGACGCTCTGCTCTTTTACGTGCTTCTGCTTGTTCTGCTAACTTCTTTTTCTTTTCTATTTCGTCTATGTTAAATGTTGGTTTATGTTCTTCAAGATAGTATTTAAAGTCATCTCCTATGATTTCTTCAAAACTCTTGCCTTCTTGATACTTTTTATTGATTTGGTATCTTTCAATCTTGATTTTCTGCATTTCATTCAAAGGTACATATAAAGTTACATCCGGAAAATCTCTTCTCCAATAAATAGAACCCCATTTAGTTATATAATCTCTACGCAGGGTAGTCGCTTCTTCCTTACTCCATCCATGGTTCATGCGTTTTTCGACCAGCAATAAATTCAAGGCCTTGCATTTAATCTGACACATGTCTTCTGGTGTCAACGCCACCGCTTTATTATTTACATAGATTGTATTTCTAGACATTACCTTAACCTCCTACAATAACCGCTCTACATCTGTGACTTCTAAATCATCCATATAGGCTTCTGGTTCTTCATATATTTTATTGATCAAACTATTTTCCATAGCTTGTGTATTTTTATGTTTGTGAAATGTATCTCTGACTTTAGCTGTAAACGTCACTGTGCATTTGAATTGCATTTCTACGTCGTCATTGTCGATATTCAATTAATCTACCTCCTCGATTTCCATGATGATTTTAGCTTCATTACCGTATTGCTTTAAGGTCCTTACATCTACAATTTGGCCGTCATCTTTCCACAGATACTTATTACCGGCATCTAAAACAGTTTTCATCAAATTATCTACATCAGGCTTTGTACGCTTATACTTGCCGACCATTGCCAAACGTTTTTTCTTACTCCAGCTTTCAGGTGGTGTGAAAATAAATTTCAACGTTACAATCACGCTATTTTCCAACATAAGTTTAGGCATCTGCTTTTGTATAAAAGCTTTATGTGCCGTATAAGTTGCAGGCATATAGGTTTGTACATATTTTCCTCTATTCGCAAATCTGGGTCTTGGTGAAGCCATAGGTGCTTTATGTGTTTCGTTGAATTTAATTTCTATCTCCATAAGACACCTCTATTTGACGCACAGCGGGCGTTGTACGACGTTTTTTACATTGGTATAGGAATAAGTCGTACAACCTCTCAGCGTTGCCCTGTGCTTGTGTAATCATCATCTCTGCAAACACTGAACTGCAGTTAAGATGACGCATGATATATTCTTTGGTTAACATCACCATGAGTTTCTCTCCCTGTAATCATCGCCTAACATCCGTACTGTTCTCGCATTGTGTTTCATACGTGAGTTGATACGTTGCCAGTTCATGTTTTGATTTAATTCTTTATCACTGAAATTAGTAGTAAAGATATTGTTTTTGCCTGTGCGGTTATCGACAATACTGAACAGTTTGTTTAATGTGTGTTCTGTGTTTTCAACACCTACATCATCCAAGACAAGTAGATCAATACTACTTAATAATTTGACTAGTTCATCTGTCGTTTCTATTGACTCTCGGTTATACGTCGCCTTTATTCGTTCCATCAACATCGGTATATGCATAAATGCCACTGAATACCCTTCTTTTTTAACTGCTTTTGCTATCGCATATGCTAAATGACTTTTTCCTGTACCGTATGAACCTTGAAGTATTAATGATTTAGGGTTATCAGTAGAAAAGGTTCTAACATATTCAATAGCTGTACTCTTTGCTTTCTCTTGGTCCTTATTTTTAGGTTTATAGTTACGTACTGTAGCATCTTTAATTGATGCATTTACTGTAGATTGCCTAAAAATTCGATTAACAGCTTTTTGTTTGCGTTGCTTTTCTGCTAGCTTGCCCGCCTCAATCATCTTGCATTCACAACCATCTCTGAATTCATAACCGCTTTCAAACTGGTGTAGGTCGTACTTGTTCCCACACTTTTCGCAATAAAGACCATACTCAATACTTGCAGCCTCATATTTCTTAAGCTTTTTCTTCAGTTGAAGATTAAATAATTTTCTCATTTGGTTTCACTCCTAATCCCAATAGCTAGGGTCGTATTTCATTCGCTCTAGTTGATCTGCACCGCTTAATTTAGGTGTTTGATTTTTATAGTTATCAAAGTTTCCACTGAACAATGTTTTAGGACGTAAATATTCATCCATCTTCGGATTGCCCTTCCATTGCGCAGTCATATTATCAATTACCGTAAAGAAATCTTCTTTTGAATTATCTTCATTGAATCTGGCACGTATTAGTTTTTGATTCGCTTTTGATTTGTGGCTAAACCTCTTACCAGTCTTTTCGTTAAGATAATCTATAATCTCTTTATATGGGGTGTGCGTCGGGTTGCCCGACAATATATTATTGTTAGTAGTCTCTGTAGTAATCTCTGTAGTAATCTCTGTTAAGGATTCTTGAGTTTCTTCACTATCCATTCTTAAGTTTCTTAAGTTTCCATTCTTAAGTTTCTTAAGAATCCATTCTGAAACTTCTTTAGTATCGACTTTATAATGTAAGGTAGGCGCACCGTTAGCTTTTTTTAGGGCTGTTTCAACAAATCCAAATGATTTTAGTTTGTTTGTTGCTCGTCTAACTTGATATTCTGTAAGATGTAATTCATCGAACCATTCATTATATGATTTGTAGAAATAACCATCTTTTCTATTAGTTCGGTCAGACCAGTAAATCATTTGATTTAACAAAGCTGCGCTAGGATAGTCTTCGGTCAACTGAATGTATACAACTGGTATGGGAATAATATTGTTGCGACCACTGAATTGTGTGATTATTGATGATATATAGTCTCTGTTATTCATTTGAAACAACCTTCTTATCATCAGGTGTGTAAAGAGGCTCCATCTCACAATAACCAAGTAAAGCTTTACGAGTTTTTCGAGCGTCTTCTCGATGCTTTCGAAGAATTACCGATTCCAGATTCCTTTCGTTCACATTGATTAAGTTGCCTAACAATATATTTTCTTTTGCAATCGCAAATCTAAAAAAGCTCCACGCATCCGCTGTAGGATGTTCCAACATCTTTTCATAAATTTTTGTGCTGATTAATTCAACGTTAGAATCTGTTATTTTATTGTTACGTAATCCGAAGAGGAGATTCAGAACTTCTTTTTCGGATTCTAATTTTTCTATATCATTTATCATTTCTTTCTCCTTTCAACATTTTGTTAAGCCGATCATCTACTGAAATCCACGAGTTCTCTAAGTGGTATTTCTTATCGAATGTATCTACACCTATGTTGTGCTGCTCTGAATGATGCTCTCTGCATAGCGCTAACACTTCATATCCGTAATGGTCCATTGTCTTACGGTTCTTTCCTCTACCTATTGCGTAATGGTGTGCAAGGTCTGAATGAGGTTTACCGCAGATAACACAGTTACGGTTGACTGTAGACCAGTACAAGAAAGATTTATCTTGTTTAAGCAGGTCGCTTGTTTTATAAGTTAATGGAATATTGTTATAAAATATCCAATCAAGCGTAACCTCTATGATTTGGTTTGCTTGAGTACGTGTACAGTCGCTTAATGAGAGGCGTTTTTCATACCCATAGAGGACTTCTACGTAATCCATGAACAAATAACCTCATATAGTCTCGGGGTTGCCCTGTGTGACTCTCTATGTCGTTACATAAGGCGAATATTTTCCTGCGTTGTTTATCGCTAATCATGAAGGGATCTACTATCTTTACATCGACCTCTACATCCATTCCGTTATCCAGTAACAAAGTTTCTTTATCCCCAAGTGTTACATTCTTGATGACGGCAGTAATTGTACCGTCATCTTCTTGAATGTAATTAGTGATTCTTTGCATTTAAAACCACTCCTAGAAAGGTAAATCATCCGTATCCATATCAAAGTTGTTGCTATTATTGAATGGATTTTCGCTTTGAAGCGCCTTCTCTCTTTGCTGCACTTGGTTATTTGATTGGTTATTGTTTGAGGCTTGTGCATTCTTAGGTTCTAGGAATTGCACACTGTCACATACGACTTCCGTAACAAATACTCTTTGTCCTTCCGCATTCTCATAACTTCGTGATTGTAAGCGACCATCGATACCTGCTAAACTTCCTTTATTCAAATAATTATTGACGTTTTCTGCTTGTTTACGAAATACAACACAGTTGATAAAGTCCGCCTGTTGCTCTCCATTTTTACTCTTAAAATTACGGTTGACCGCTAGTGTGAATGTTGCTACATCTACACCGCTCGGGGTTGTTCTGAATTCTGGGTCTTTTGTTAAGCGACCTACTAATACGACTCTGTTTAACATTATTCATTCTCCTTTGCTTGTTTTGACCAGTTATCTAATTTTTTGATGCACACAGTGATTTGACTATTACTTAAACTCTGAATATCGTTAATACCTAGTTGTCGCTGCACATCATCAACGCTTACTTGTTTTCCTACAGACTGCATAAGTTCGCTGAATTTCAACATTTCTTCTTTTAATGTCCCAATCGCTTTAGCATCTGGTTTGGTATATTGCTCGCGCTTTTGTTTAGCATCCGCGTCATCCTCATCAGTAGGAATATTGAAAAACTTCATTAAAAAGTAACGTTCAGCATAAGTTAGTGCAGTACCATGGGCTTTAGAAACATCGTCTTGTTGTCCGACAGAATAGAATGTTACTTCAAGCTTTTCTTCTGGCTTATCCGCATTGATCCATACATATGTCAATTTCATTTCGACGACAAATTCAGATGTTGTGACTTCTCTATTTGCTTTTTTATTGAACCTCGTAACTTCAATTTTTTTATAGTTTTCTTCTGTTGTACTAGGAACAAGCAATAAATTATGTTCAATCATTTTACTTCTGATTCTGTGTAATACTTGTGAACCACTAACATATGAGTAGTTGTAGCCTTTAGTATCTTTAGTGAATCCATCTATATTAGCTTTAACATCAGCTATTTTCTGAAATAAGTTCATTTCTTGCTTCATTATTTAATCACCAGACTTTCAGTCACTTTAAGTTCTGCACCCGGCACTTCTTTGCCTGCTTTCAAGTCTTCCGTCAACTGCTTAGCATTTAACTTAGGCGCTTGAGATAGCCAGTACTCTTTAGGGATTAACTTTTCATTTGTAACTGACTTGCTCGGTGCATTTCTCTTCTTAAATACATAGTTTTTAGAAGTACGATAATTAGTTAATTCTTGAACCTCCAACATGTCCTGCAGGTAGCCTTTCAATTTATCAGCTAGGTTCAGTTTCTGTTTTTTTAGAGTTTGCAGACGCTTGATTTCCTTATCTATAATTTCAACATCACCTTCTGCTGAACGTTTGAGGCCGATAATGTTATCAACTTTAGTGTCCATATCAGCTTTAATTGCATCTAATGTGTCCTTAATATCTTCAAATGAATAACCTTCATCCATTTTGTCTGAAACTTCTTTGTAGTCTTCAGATAAGTTATATAAGCTAGCCATATTTACCCCCACCCTTTCGAAAAGTAAGCCATAATTTTGTCCAGTTCATCTGTCTGTTCTTCGATAAATGTATATACATCTTGTTTAATAATTTCTTCTGCAGTTTCAATATCTGATAAACTGGCGACTGCTGTTTTTGTGACGTAAACATTACTTACAGTCGAAATTAAAATACTGATATAATCATCTTCTCTTGCGATTTCTCTCATAAACTCAAAGCCGTCTACCTTGAATTTATGACGCACTACTGCGCCTTGTTCAAAATACATTTGATTATCCCTCCAGTTTTTGATATGGTAGAGGTTGAAAAACTGATATAAGTATCAACCTCTACTTTGACTGTTAGCAATTGCCTTTGCTAGCAGTCTTTTTTAATACTTAATCGTAAATAACGTAATATACTCTTCGCCGTCATCGACTGCTTCCTCTGTTTCATCTTCTTCGAAGTACCAGACGTCGAAGAAAAGATAAACTGCTAACGATAAAAGCAATGACCACGCTGCCGATATAATAAAATCTTGTGTGATAAATGTCAGGACGGATGTACTTGCAAAGCAGAATGCGTATGCGATCCAGAATGATTTCATTGCTTCATCTCCTTAAAATTCATCTCTATACTTACGTAAAAACTCATATGCTTTCGGACCGTCAAACGACCAGTTGCGTTTGTTTCCTTTCGGATAACTCGCAATGCCTTCACTTTCTAAAATCTTTCTGAACTTAGGATTGAATAAAATCTTGTCATCCACACTGTTGTTTGATTTGAATGGCGAATGATCAATGAATTCTTTTTTAGACCATGTCGCTTTCTGCTGGTTCATCAACAACTGTGAGTGAATATCTTTTTCAATCAATACATATTCTTCTGGAATATTGATTTGCACACTGAGTGTTTGTGTCATAATCGGTTCCTCCTATCTGGTATAATTTAATAAAAAAGGTGATTATCTCATGGAATTTTTTCAATCTTCTTTATTTTCAAATGCTATTGCTTTTTTAGCGTTAGCTGCGTCAATCTATTCAATCTTTTATACTCACTCTCAAAATAAGTTCCGCTTTTCGGTAACAAGTATTTTCATTGACGAAAAGGATAATTATATTGACTTTAGTATTGTGATAGTTAACAATTCTCACAGTTCTCAAGTTCTAAAGGACTTAATCTTTTTAGATGAAAATTTTAATGCTATAAACCCTTTAAAAGTTGACCCAGAAGAATCTAATATTGATGACAACTCAATTTTTAATTCGGAAATATTTAGCAACTTATCAGAACGTTTATTTTTAAATGAGCAGTTAAATAAACCAGAGTTAATGTTGCCGAATATCCCTCAAGAATTTAATTACATTTTTTATTCAGTTCCTAAATATATAAAAATCATTTCTAATGAACGTATTAACAAGTTTCACAAGTATGTTTTAATCTCTACCGATTCTTATCAGCATGATTAAAATTGCTATATTCATAATCAAGTGGATAACGAGTAATAGATTTGTCATAATCATTTGATATTCTCCTTTCGTGTATAATGTTGTTATCTCCTAGTGGAAGGAGGTGAGATTAAATGAAAGCTTATATAAAGTATTCTTCCGGTGATAAATCCGTAATTGAGAATTTCCAATATCTTCTAATGAGTTCAAATGGTGGTAACACCAAAATTTCTAAAGAAGATATATCAACAAAAGTATTTTCTTCTGGTAGACGTTATACTTTTGTTGGCGATAGAACAGTAAGTATTGTTAGCGCAGAAATTTCTTTCATCGAATTTATCGACTAACCTCTTTAAGCAACTCTGCAACTGCTCGCAACAGTTCAGGGTTGTTTTCTACTTCTAAATTGTTATTTGCGTGTTTTAACAAATTAAGTTTTAATTTCTTCTGTTCTTTTTTAATTTGTAGAAACTTAAACATATTTCCACCTCCTTTAATTCGTTCTCACGGTTGTGGTTTTTGGTATACTTATTTCATCTCCTTGTGAAAGGAGGTGATTCTATTGGCTACTAACCCACCAAAAGGTGCTGGTCGTCGTGGCGCTGTCAAAAGCAGGCGACAATCTTATAATTCTAAGATTAAGCGTTGGGTTAAATTCGACTCAAAGTCCGGCAAGATTTTAGATGTCAAAGCTAACCCTAAACCTTTTAAAGGTGTTAGTAAGAAATAGTCTTACTACCTCGCCTATTTGGCGGGGTTATATTTCAAACTGGCTAATATCTACACCGTATTTAATCGCCATATTCTTAATTACTGAAATGTAAATTTCAATAAGTCTAGGTTCGTCAGTAATAACGTCTAACTTAGACAGTTTGTTAATCTGGGTTTTAGTAGCACCGTTCGCTAACATTTTGCCTTTTCGGTTTTGCATACGGATTTTTAAATTACAGCGTCCTTTTTCTTCTAACGCTTTATATGCTTCCGACTTAACCTTCTTATGCATGTCACCGCCACCTAGGTGTTGAGCGATAGCTGATAGAATTTTATTTGTGTCATTACGCCAGTTTTTCGTTTCAATACCTACGATGTGACGAATACCTGTGATTTGACGTTCCATCTCTTTATTGAATTGTTCTTGGTTCTTTTGTACTTTGAACATCATTTCTAATGCCTGCATAGGTGTTTGTGGTACATTTAGTTGTGATTGTTTAATGTGTTCGTCCATTTTATGAAATGCGTCTACATACATTGCAGTGAATAAAACGCCTTTAGATCCAGTCATTTTATTTGCTACCATGTCGCAACCTTTTTTAGTGAGTAGGTAACACTTGTATGTGTTGTTATTGTTAGATGTGTAACTTGATTCAACAAAGAAATCTGCAGAATCCAATTTTGGATTTTGTAAAATTACATTTTCGTAATTTTGAATATCCCTCATTAAATGTGCGTGATTCTTATCAATCATCTCCGCTACTTCTCGACTGTCTACATAAAATTCATTGTTATGTTCTACTACTTGTAAATCTTGCATTTGGTTTCCTCCTTTAAGTTGATTGTTTGCGTTTTTCCTTAAATGCTAAAATGATTGATTCCTTTTTATTATTCCTAAATACGAAATTTTCGTATTCGTTACCTAAAAAAATATCATCGTATTTAACATTAAAAGCGTCTATATACTTCGAAAGCAAACTATCCTTTATATTAGTAGAATCTTTTTCCATATTCTGAATTGTGCGTGATGATACTTGGAATAAGTCTCCTAATTCTTCTTGAGTCATACCATAATCAGTTCTTAACTCTTTTAATGTTTTCATGTTGTCACCGCCTTTCGGTAACTCTAATATAATACGATTTTTTCGTATTGTCAACATAAAGTTCGATTTTTTCGTAAAAAACTTTACTTTGATATGAAAATTTCGTATAATGCGAAATAAGGAGGTTGTGACCTATGAACAAAGAACGCAACAAAATTATTGCTAATAATATAAGAAAGTATTTAAAACAATCTACTATGACTCAAAAGCAATTAGCTGAATTAATTGGTATCAAACCATCTACATTAAGTGATTATTTAAATTTACGCTCAAACCCTTCACATGGGGTAATTCAAAAAATAGCTGACGTTTTCGGAATTGTTAAAAGTGACATAGACACTACATATAAAGAAGACAACGACATCACAACTGTGTACAATCAACTCGCACCTCCACGCCAGCACAACGTTCTAGATTTTGCTAATAAACAATTAGAAGAGCAAAACAATGAAGTATCTGAAAACGACAGAAATATTATTACTATCAAACGTATGCACGCTGCGGCTGCTGGTGTAGTCGGCGAAGAATTATTTGATGACTTGATTGAAGAAGATGTTGAGTTTTATGAGGATGAAGTGCCTAAGGGTGCTGACTTCTGCATTTTAGTTAACGGTGATTCAATGGAACCAATGATTAAAGAAGGTACATACGCATTTATCAAAAGAGAAACTAACATTAAGGACGGAACGATCGCTTTAGTAGTTCTTGATGGTACAAGCTTTATCAAACGCGTAGATATTCATCCGGAATATCTGAAACTCATCTCTTTGAATCCGAAGTATGAAGATATTACAGTTAGTTCATTTAATGATTTGAAAGTAGTAGGAAAAATAGTTTTATAAAAGGAGAAATATATAATGAAAAAGTTTTTAGGTTTTATTGTGATCGCTATTTTTATTTTATCCGCATGTAGTAAAAATTATGAAGTTAAAGATGTTACAAAAGGATTTAATGATGATGGTCTAACTGTAAATGAAGAAAGAGAAATGACTAAAGACGATTATGGTATGGCACCTATGAAAGCTGATAAAGCTGTAATTTTTGGAGTTGAAAAAGGCGAAGATGGCAATTATAAAAACGCTCGTTTAATGAAGTTCAAAAACAAAGATGATTTAGATCAAACGAAAAAGTATTATGATGACTTAGGAAAAGAGACTGCAATGTTTTATTCACATACTTATAAAAGTGATGATGATAAGTTTCTAATTCAAATGAATGGAGATATTGACGATAAAACATTTGAGAAATATAAAAAATCAATGGAAAATACACTGAAATAATAACTCCCCCTCCACTCTGGGGCGAAGGAGGTTGAGGATGGAAGAAAATAAGAAGAAAGTTTATAAATCATTTTTAAAAACTACAACAAAATTAGTTGATATTTATGATAGTGCTAATCTAAAGAATCGAAAAATAAAGTATTTACCAGAATGGTTAGAATTTTATACAAGTCAGTTATTAGAAGAAAACAATAACAAACATAAATTATACTCAACGTACAAAAGAGGCACCATTATCTATGTGAATTTAGGTAGTAATATAGGGAATGAATTTTCTGGTAATCATTTTTGCATAGTTCTGGATAAAAAAGACAATCCTAAAAAGAGTACTGTTACAGTTGTACCTTTATCGTCTAAAAAGTCTAGTCATTATACACAATTAACTTCATCTATTTTTGACATTACTATAGACGAATTAAATAAAAAGGCAATCCAATTAATTGAAGAAGCTGATGAAACAGAAGATTTCGCTAATTTAGTGATGGATAAACATGAAAATTATATAAAAAGTAGAGCGGAAAGAACTGCACTATTAATTAAGTACAAGTATTTATCAGAAGAGTACATAGCTAAAGAGTTTGAAGAACTTGAAGTTCTGATAAAAAAAGAAGCTAAAATATTCAAAGAAAGAATATCTAATTTAAAAAGTAGAGCAGAAAGTATCAGTCTTGTACGAAAAGTTTTTGAAAGACATAAAAACAAACAATCTTTTGCAAATGTTTCTGCAATAACTACAATAAGTAAAAAAAGAATTCAAAAAATTAACAGTGAAGATCCTACAGGGAAAATCAGAATTAGCACTGATGATTTAAAGAAAATTGAGAAACAAATAATAATCAGATTCATAAAAAGTTGAAATTAAGGGTAACATCTGGTATATTTATATTAACAATTCGCGGTGAAATCCCGCTTTCTACTAAATTATAGTAGCTCATTCCCGGTAACCATTCCGGTTGACCAGATGTTAATTCATCTGGTCTTTTTTTTATGCAAATCACCGGGTACACCACCGTACCCTTATTATTTTTTACCTTTTTTGAGGAGGAATGTAATATGCGAATGAGACAATACGAAAAAGGCAAATGGCAGTATGAATTTAAATATAATAATAAACGGTACCGTAAAAAAGGATTCCGTACTAAAAAAGAAGCTGAATACGCAGGTATAGAGAAGTTGAATGAATTACAACAAGGCTATTCTCCTGATAACACTTTGACATTACATCAATACTTAACGCAGTGGGTTGTTACCTATAAACGTAACTCAGTATCAAAATCAACGTACGGTGGTTATAAAAGTAATTTAAAAATATTAAAATCATTCAAAATAGCGCATATACCGATAGCAAAATTGACACGTCTTGATGTTCAGAATTTCCTGACTGCGTACACAGAAACACGCAGTCAAGTAACTGGCAGAAAAATGCGATCATTACTTAAAACCTCATTAGATGATGCAGTATATGACGGGTTAATCAAGCGCAACCCTGTGTATAGAATTACATTCAAAGCAGGTCATGAGCCTAAAAAAGAAACAGACAAGTTCATCAGTATTGAAGAATATAAACGGTTAAAAAATAAACTGATGCAGAGTAATAAAAGAATGGATTTGATTTTATTTATCATGATCTGCACAGGTTGTCGTGTGAGCGGTGCAATAAATATGAAATTGAGTTATATCGGTAAAGAACTTTATATTGATGAACAGAAAACAGATTCTTCACCTCGCTATGTGGACGTAGCAAAAGAAGATATGCAGCATATCAGAAAAATGATTGCTACATGGGCTATCAGTATGGACGGTTATATTTTTAAAGATAGAGGCATACTGCCGAGAGTAAAAAGAGTGAATGCAAGACTTGGAGAGTTATGCGAAGAATTGGATATAAAAAAGATAACTACTCATGCACTGCGTCACACACATTGTAGTTATCTATTATCTAAAGGTGTTTCTATTCAATATATCAGTAAACGTTTAGGACATAAAAATATGCGTATCACATTGGAAGTGTACTCTCATTTATTAGAAGAGCAATTTGACGAAGAGAATAACCAAGCAATTGAAGTTTTAGGGACTCTTTAG